AAGATGGCTTCAGCTTCGCTAGTAATACCAGTTGCTTTTCTTGCTACTGCACTTCGTGCAGCCCAGCTAGGCACATCTAGAATCATACCTCGATCCATATATGCATCTAGCCATTCAATAACTTGTTTACGACGCTGGCCTGCTTTGGGACAGTTAGGATTTTTCCAATCGCCTTCCCAAACACCTTTACCAATTTGGAACCCGCCACTATCGCCTAAAATAAATGAATTTTGTCTATCACGATTGCGCACCATTTCGTCTCGATTAGGTGGTGCATTCACATCCAGTGCAGCATGTCCTGCACTATATAAACTCCATTTATAGTGAAAGTATCCATTGGTTTTATCAAACCAATTTAATCCATCAATGGATCCATTAAAATGAGCGGGTATTCTTGTTTGTGACAAATAGTTAGGATTAAGTTTATTTTTACTTAGTTCACTTGAATAAAAACTACTTAATGCAGGTAAAAATATAGCATAATCCCGTTGTTTTGTAGTTAAATCGTCTTGGGGAATCATATTATACAAACTTATTTTGTTTGTGCAGGCAAAATATATTCGTACAATCCAAGGCCAGAATCTACTGTGATTAACATAACACCATTGTCACTGATCTTTATTGTTTTATCGCCAGACAAATTTAAAACACTAAGAATAATTCCAACAGGATAGCTCATAGTTTTAGTCAATGTACCTAGTGTGTCATAATTAAAAATAAAATTACCTGCATGAGTGCTGTGATCACCAAAGTAAACTTTAATATCTTTTTTCTCTTGTTTAATGGTAAAACTAGTTTCTTCGCTATTTGCACTAGCTTGAAATTTTAGTCTTTGAATTGCTTGGACACTTGGTTCAAATTCTACATGCCATTGTGCGCCTTTAAATTTTGGAGTTTTTAGTTTTTCCTCAATTGTGGCCTGGTTCATTAATCGATATTCATTTTTAAAATCTCCTACTGCATTTGTAAAATTAATGCTGGAGGGGATTTTTGTACCATTATCATCTTTAGTAATTACAGTAATATTAGCATCCTCTCTATATTCAGGGATATTAAGAACTGTATTAAGTTTATTTAGATTTGGCATACCGAATATACCGATAAAATCTGGTAACACATTATGGAATCTAGCTTTAATAACCACAGAATTGTCAATACTAATGGTATGTAGTTGTGTTTCTTTTTCTGTTCCAACAATTTTTACAGTATCAATAACACCTAATGTATAGGTATTACGAACTATATCTTGTAAATAGTCTTTCATATTAATCTCCTAACAAAGTATTGTATATTATATATTTAGAAAAATCAAGAAGATTTGGCAATTATTTCGCCTAAAACTGGTTGCAATTTAATAGTATTTAAAGTACCAGGTTTGGTATAAATTATAAAATCAGCTTCTGAACTACGATGAGTTACCGTTCCAGACTTATTAAATATTTTAAAAAAGTCACCTACAGTTTGATATGGTTTCAAATAACTTTCTACTTCTTTTAATTCTGACAATGTGTCGCCATTTACAAAGTTAAATATTAAAATACCGCCTGGGCGTAACAAATTATATATAATGTTTAATAGTTGTGTAAATTCTTTATTATTTAAATAATTAATTATATTCCAACAAACTATACATGAAAATTGCTTATGTGGTAAAGTAATATAACCTGATGTTAAACCATTACTTAACAGATATGGCCGTAATCTTTTCTGATATACTGGATTAAACCGTTCTAATATGTTTTGTAATCCCTTTTCATTATAAGATGCAATATAAAGTGGATCTGCTGCAATCATAGAATGTACTAATTTGTACGCATCCCCTATAAACAAACTGGGATATCTACAATCAGTGCTTCGTGTAATAAATGGAGTTACTTCTTCTAGTAATGTATCACTTAAAACTTTTTCAGTATCATTTTGTTGCAAACAACTAGACAATGAATGTATTTGTAATTGTTCTTTAAGACGATTAGTTTCATTTTCTAAAAAACTTAACTCTCCCAATATTTTTTGATTGGCTTTTACCAGTAAATCAAGTTCTGAAGAAAGAGTTTTTAGCTGGTTATTAAAATCTACTTGAATACTTTTTAGTTGATCATGAAAGTCCTGTTGTATTTGTAGGGTCTTATCTAAATAATATTGTAGTTCACTTAGTTGCATTTATTCAAAACTAAACAAATCAAGAAAACTGCTTTTAATATCAGTACTAGCAATAATATTCCAATTAAGCACGCCTAATAGATTTTCTACTTTTTGATCTACAATAGTGCCTTCCATTTCACTGTCATCAAATGGTAGGTCTTTAAACCAATTAGGGATATGATTTTCATCAATAGGATATGCTACACTTGTATAGCCTAAAGGATTATTTTTAAGTTTACATACAATGATTTTCATACCATCTACTATACTCATTGAGTAATTGTCACTGTTAAGTCTTCGTAAGTTATTCCAATTCATTGCTGCACGAACATGTCCTGGCATATTAGCCTTACCTAATTTTTGTTCTTGTTCAACATAATTAGTAAGGTTATTTACTCGTTTAGGGGTGCCTTTTTCCCAAGGTGGTCTGTTTCTAAAGTCTAATTTAAACTCTTTAATACGGCCAATAATATAATCTTTGGTTTGTCCTGTAAGTACATCTAATAGAATACTACTTAAGAAGTCTTGCACAACTTTTGGGGTATCACTTCTTTTTAGATCAAGGCCCATAGCTTTAAGGTCGCCGGGTTTGCCGTTAGTATCTTTGCGTTTACCTTCTTTATCATAAATTAAAACAGCATACCTTTTCTTTTTAATAAAGATACCTTTACTGGCAACTAATTCTCTACCGCCTTTAATGATAGTGCCTAAGTCTCTAGTGCAGTGAAATGCTCTTTCCATAAATGCTGGAAAGCTTTCATTAACTTGATCTGCTATTTTGTCATAAAGTTGGATGCAAGTATCTTTATTCCACTCCATAGTTCCGGATTCAACTTCTGCTTTAATAATTGGCCATGCACTAAAATACACGCTATCTGTGTCACCGTAGATGATACTTTCGCCTGTATGGTCATATTTTCCTGTTATGCATTCATTTACAAATGCATCCATATGTTGAGCAATAGCTCTACCAGTTAAAGTTGTACTTTGGCCAATTCTATGATCGAAAAATCTACAGCCTGGGTTTAAAATCGCACCATAAAGGCTGTTTAGATTAATCTTTTTAACTAATTGTCGTTTATCCCAATAAACTTTATCTTCATCGGTTTCTGATTCTTTCAACTTCTTTTGCATTTCTTTTCGTTCTGCGTACCATTTTTCCAACAATCCTGGCACAATGCCTTTTTGTTGAATGTTAAAAATAGTACCATTAGCACTAAGGGCCCAGGGTTTATCGCTTTGAAAAATTAATCGCCAAACATCTGCAGCAGAAAGTACATCACTATTTCCATCTTCCCAATCTATAGTAATTTCTGTGCCCTGATCTCCGTTCATTACTGCAGTGTATTCTAGACTACCAAATAAGCCTTCCCAAGCTTCTGCAAAGCTTGAGCCTGATTCCATTTTTGTTTTAATATAATGGTCTGTCATTATGGGTCTTAATTGACCCACAATAGTTTCAGGCCCCATGTTTAGTGCTCTGATTGTGGATGGATATAGACTGTTGATGTCGATTGCACCGATGCTTTCATGCATTCCTGTTTTGGGATAAGCAACATAGGCACCTGCCGCTTGGGTTTCTCCTCCGTCTTCTTCCCTACTTTTCCGATTAGGAACGACCAATCCTTGACTGTGTGCTTCATTTATAATAGCCTGTTCTGTAGTTGCGACTGCGCCCATTGTGGTAGGTAACAGTACTGTGTTGTCATGTGCAATAGTATTAGCAAGGTCAATAAATCTCAATTTTGTATCAAGTTTTGCTAATAGTCTTGTATCCTGACGATTGTATTCAATAAATGTGTCGAAGTCTTTGTTATAAAGTTGATCTAATGTTCCTTCATATGGTGTTTTCCTTTCCGAAAGTTCATATTCCCCGATTGCATCCAAACTATAACTATGCCGTTCTTCATATGTATATTTTCTATATAACTGCATATAGTCAATATGTACACGACCTACCAAATCAAATGTGGTTTGTTCTGTGCCGTATCTTTCAAATATTCTTCCTTTAGGATGTTGCCCCCAAAGACAGAATCTTCTAGTATCGTCTGCACTAAGCACACGAGTTATTCTTTTTACCAAATAGGGAATATCAAAGCCTTCACTATTCCAGCCACTAAGAATATCTGCATCATCTATAATGTTGAGAAAAGTATCTAACAAGGTTGCTTCATCTTCGAAGATAAAGCAATCAGAGTGTTTAGCTGCAATTTCATTTGCAGTTTCTAGACTCATACCTTTAGGGGGAATAACCAGTGTAACTAGTTTATCTAACCAATCAAGGTAGATACTAATTGCAGTAACCATGTTAAATGGATCATCAGGTTTACTAAACCCTTTTACAGGATCAAAGTCAACCTCAATATCAAAAAAAGCAGTTTGTAGTTTTGGTGCTTCTTGACCTAGATAATGTTCTTCTAAGCAACGGAATACAGGTTTAATATCACTTTCCCATAGCCGTTTATTGCTTTGTATTTTCAGTTCTTTATGAAATTCTCTATGATTTTTAGTTGTGAACCTACTTACGCTAGTGCCGTAAATAGTTTTAAATTTACCTTTAGGGTCATCGTAGTAAAAAACAAGATTTACTGGATATTCCTGGTAAATTCGTTGACCGTTTACACGCTCAACAACATGTATACGGTCACTATGTTTATCTAAAATAGCATCAACATACATTAAAGAGTACGCCCAACTGTTTCTAGAATAGAATTCAGTTCTTCGTTTTCTTTATTTGTTTCCCCTAGTTTGCTTTTAAGTGCAATACGCACTGCTTTTTTTAATACACTAGGTTTAATTTCAAGTTCTTCTGCGATTGCTTTAATTGTATCACTCAAACCTGCATTTAAGTCTTCTACTTCTTGCATAACACTTACGCCCTCATTAATAAGTTGAGTAAGTTTAAGCTTCTGTTCTCCAGAAAACATTCTACTTGACATAATAGCTCCGTTAAAAAATTATTTAAAACCGATTTTCATAAATCTTGTATAATTTGAATTTGGATCTTGTAAAGGTTTTTGTTTTAATATCAAAGTTTTTGTAAGCGGAAAAGCATCATCAAATTCAAATATATCATTAGTAACTACAGGTACTAATTGTACATTATTTCTACCTTGAAGTGCAACAAGAGATCCTGCCGGAATGTTATCTAACCAACCATTATTTTCCATATCGTTGCAACTGGTATTAATTATAATATGATTTTTGTTCTTTTGATATGAATGTTCATTTGCGTCTCTTAGTATGGGTAGTACTTTATAATGATTGATATTTCCCAATACTGTTTTAGACACATCTAAATTTTTTTTATCTATATCTACCAATAAAAGTTGTTTAAATTGAATGTCATGCGCATCCAAAAATAAACCTAAATTGCCATACCAACTTCCCAATATGGTAATTATATCTGTATTATGGTTAAATTTATTTTGGATTAATTTAAGATAATTACAAAGCCATTTTTTGCTTAAGATAAGATCATCTGTAAAGCTGCCTGGTAAAGTATCTGGACTTGCCTCTTTTAAATCTCTACTTTTCATTTAAGAGTTGATCTTAACATCCATGAATGTTTTTTATGAGCATCCATTCTTTCAGCTAAAAAGTTACTTAACCCATGTTCACCATAAGTTTCTGCTTTGTCGTATACCATTTTGAAAATCTTAATTGTTTTTTCGCTATCGTCCAATAGTTCTTGTATCATATTTTCTGCAGCCAAGATCTGCATTTCATCATCTATTTGTGTTAGCATACTTAGTCTGGTATAGCTACCTGGTGTATATGAGTTTAGTTTTCTAATATTTTCAGCAAAGTCGTCTATACTTGCATAGACTTCTTCATAGATTTTACCAAAAAGTTTATGATATTGACTAAAGTCTGGCCCTTCTACATTCCAATGAAAGTAATGGGCTTTTAAATAAAAACTAAATTCAGTTGCAAAAGCAATTTTAAGTGCTTTAATTAAATCATCCATATTAATCTGCCTTTTTGTTTTTGTCTTTTTCCGTAATAGGGCCACCAGTTACCCAAGCGGTGCATGATCTCTGGCCTGCACATTTAAAATGTAAAAAGTTGCAATAGCCAAGATCGGATAAATTTATGCTTGCGTTTGCGTCGATATTTTTTTCATCGCCTTGTATGCCTTTACTAATACATTCACGCATACTATCACTTACATCAAATGCAGCACAATTAGAGCAACGCATAGTTTGGGCTGTTGATTCAGTTATTTTCCATTGTTTAGCTGCATTTTTCCAGTACTCCCCTGGTTTATCAGGGTTAGCGGGGCCATAGTTATAATCATCAATGGCTTTTTGTCGATTTTTCAGGTTTATATCAATATTATATGTGGCGGTAGGGCACCCATTGTCTACTGCTTCCATAATATTAATTAAACGCCTTAGCATAGTGTATTTATTTTTTATTTTTAGGAATAGATCCAACTGGGCTTAGTACAAAGTCGTCACCTTTAATTGGGGCACTACCAGTTCCTTTACTCATATCAAATCCTTCTGATGTATCTTTATATACAGGAAAGGCTTTTAAGGCATTTTTGTATGATTTTTTAAAATTTTCTTGGCCTTCTTTCAAATACCAACCTTTAGCATCATGTCTAAGATTAAAACTCTCTCTTAATTCTGTTTCATTTGCTAAACTTTTAGGAATACTAAAATAAATTTTATTTTCATTTACATTTTTTGATTCGTTCTTTTTGCCCCAATTTTTTGCGCCTTTTTTACGGCATTGTACTAAAGCGCCGCTTGCATATGCACTTGGCCATACTTTATAACGA